TTGTTGCATTCCAGCCGCAGGAGTAGTCTGCATTGGAATACTGCCTTGGGGCAAGAATTCGCTATTATTTGGCGTAAGAGCAGCCATCAATTGGTTATTGTCTTTATAACCGTTCGTACCCTTCTTAACACCTACTTTCACACAAAGCTCCATGCCGTTCAAGTCCATCATTCCACTGATGTTACGATTTTGTTGAGCTTGTGGTGACACATCGGCAGGGTCAATGTTGCGTGCGCTCTCAACGATTGACTTCAAAGTGCGAAGACCAATCTCTTTAGCTTGCGGCATACCACTTGGCCCAATCTTGTCACCATCGACAAAGACACTGTGCCAGAACTTGCGGCGATCAAATTCACCGCCAACAATGGTAAACTCTAGGTTCATCCACTTAGCAGATGTGCTCATTGACTTCTTAAACCATTGGCCTTGACCAAACTCAGGAATTTCAATGTCTCCTTGCTGAACAAGCAACACAGCGCGTACTACTGTGTTGACTGGAATAAGAGAGAACTCTTGGCTTTGCGGGTTTGCGTCTTCAGGCACATTATTAAAATTAAGCATTATGCTTCTCCTTCGCTAGAATTTTGAGTTGTAGGATCGACAAAGATCAATTCCTTGTCGGTTTTGTTAGGGCCAGCAGTCATCTTTTCAATTAACTTTCCAAGATGAGGCTCCTCTAGGACATCAAGTCTGCCAGAACGGTCTTTGGCTGGATAGCCCCATTCGTTCAGAGGTTGACATACAAAGGCACGATATTGCCCATGATCACCTGTCAGGACGGCCATTGTGATTACTTCGTCTACAATACCGGGCAATTCACGACCAGTCTTTGCGCCTTCGATCTGCATATTGTATTGCTTGCGGCCATAATCGTCAGTGACCTCATCCAAGATGCCAACAAAGATTACGTTCTTAGCGCGGATGTGCTGGATGTGTGTAAGCCACGACATCATTTCACGACCATGCAAACCGTATGCGGCACGAGTGTCTAACTTACCAGAGCGATCAGAGCGTACTTCTGGCTGTTGTAAGCACCACTGGAAGCACAAACGCCCTGCTACGGTAATCGAGTCCACAAACAGTGTATCGTACTTCTGCCATACCTCTGAGCCATCACCATAGATTGAAGCTACATAATTGTAATGTGATTCGCTGTATGGCTGATCTTCAGCCAAGGATGGATTTGCTCCGCCTAAGAAGCAAGCTAGGTCACGGCAATCTGCCCATGTACGTGGACGAACGACATCGATAGGGTGTCCTTCGATAGCCGCGTCACCAGCTTCTAAATCCATAAACAAAGTTGTCGCTGGGTTTAGAGTGCGAGCCAGCGTGGTTTTACCCACACCGCTTGCGCCACAGACTACAATCTTGTGGCCTTTCTTTTCAGCCATACGCTGATCTGCTGAGATGATTTGCAGAGCCATTATTCGATCTCCTCTACTTTAACTGCGCCAACTGCCACAGTGCGGCATTCTTCAAGCTCTTCCTTGATTGAAGGAGGAGCCGCTGTAAAATTGCGCTCTTCCACAGAAAACGTCAGCTTGCCATAGTGTTGCGCGTTTTCTGGCGACATATTGTTTAGCGTGTCACGCAGCTTGTCTTGATCCCATGTGACTTTCTTGCCCACAGTGACCTTGAGCCTATGGTTGCCTTCTTCGATCTGCGCAGTACCAAAGTCTTTACCATTAGCGCGTAAAACGTCTTTCGCTACTGGTAGAAATGTATCTGATAGCTGTTCTTCAACGTCTTTAAGCTCAATACGCATCTCACCGATAACGTGCTTGAGTTCTTCTCGACGCTCAAATAATTCACGACTTTCCATGTCGATCCCTTTCCGCTTGTTACTAGAGTCCCAACTATAACCATGTGGTGTGGGGAAGTGTCAAGAACTTTTTTTAGATAATTTTTTTTATATTAACTATTGACATCCCACTTAGTATGGGATATAGTGGTATTAACAAAGAAAGGACTACCAAATGAAAAGCGTTACATTCAAACTAACAAAAACTGAATACTCTATTCATGAGGATAGACTATCACTCGCGGATAGTTTTGTAGAGGTCTATGAGGGATTTGAAGAATTTATTTCCCACCCTGATCCAGCACTGGCAATCATGGAAACGACACAAAAAGCAATGAACGAAGTTTTTGATGTACATAAAAATGGCTCATGCACAGTAACAATTAACTTGGATGACAAATGGCACATTGAAATGTTTCACGAAAGCATTGATGGAAGCACCTATCCAACCCACATAAACGATGAATTAGACACCCATTGCTACCATGATGACCTAGAGTGCATTAAAGGCCAAAAGGCTTGTAGAGCGACCATACAGCATATGAGGAACATTAATAAAAAGCTCGATGCCCTTGGGTGCAGAGAAATAACATCTAGGTGGCCTTTCTAACTAGCAGAGGCGGTCTTCGGATCGCCTCTTTCTTTTTAATCGAACCTGTTGTATTGTTTCCGCATCCCTGACAGCCGCATGGTGCGTCTGACATTTGCCACGACAGGAGAATCACATGGCTAACACAACTTTCTCAGGACCAGTGCGTTCTGAAGGCGGCTTCCAGCAAGTCACTAAAAACACAACAACTGGTACAATTACACCTTCACAATTTGCGTTACAGACGATTGCCACCACAGGCAACAATGTCGTTGACACAAGCACAGGCACAGCCGCAGGTGCAAACAACGCCAGCCTCGACACTGGCGCAACAATCTTTGGTATCGTGCCGAATGCAATTGGTGCGGGTGTTCCAGCCGATGGTACAAATCACTTTGTGAGCAAAGTTGACGGCACAATCGTATCGACATGGATTATCGACCTTCACGCTGGCTATAAAAGCGGCGGCGCTGCTGGTGACGCTATTGGTACGGCTGGCGCAGCTTCAGCACACATTGGATCGATTACTAAAGAAGTAAACGGCATTCCAATGCTCATCGAAATGGGCTGTGTCGAGGTTCCAACTGGCGGCGATCCAGACATTAACTTAGATTGTTCAGCCACAGGAACTACAGCACAAGACGCAGCGTTGACAAGTGGTACAAACCTCTTGAATAACGGTGACCTATCTCTAGGTTTTTACGCCACAGCAGATGCTGGGGCTACTCTTGCTGCTATGACTAAGAAGTTTTTATATCTCACCACTGGCGCTGCCACTGACGCAGCGTACACGGCTGGTAAAGTATGGATTCGCATCACTGGCATGGCCGTAGACCATGACAACGGCTAATGTTTAATCTGGTGGGGTTAACGCCCCACCGCTACATATAGGAGATTAATATGGCTGATGCGGTAGCGACACAGACGCTTATAGATGGTGACAAAAAAGTAGTTCAAAAATTTACTAATATTTCCGATGGTTCTGGTGAAGCTGCGGTTGTTAAGGTTGATGTTAGTGGTTTGGCTACAAACTCTCGCGGTAAAGCTTGTACAGGTGTTGTCATAGAAAAAATATGGTGGCAGTGCATTGGCATGAAGGTTCAAATACTTTTTGACGCTTCAACTAATGTTTTCTGTATTGAGTTAGGTGAAAACCAAAGTGGTAATCAAGATTACACTAATTTTGGTGGTCTTTCAAACAATTCTGGAAGCGGCAAAACTGGTGATGTCCTTTTCACGACTGTAGGCCACACTAGCGCAGATACTTACACCATAATTATGGCTATGCGGAAAGAGTATGGCTGATTCTAAAAAAGGCGAGATGCCAAAGCGCAACAAAAAGAACTTCCGTCCCACAAAGTCTGGGGCGGGAATGACAAAAGCTGGCGTAAAGGCATATCGTAGTAAAAACCCCGGTTCTAAGCTTAAAACAGCGGTGACAGGGAAGGTTAAGCCCGGAAGTAAGGACGCGAAGAGGCGTAAGTCTTACTGCGCACGATCTGCTGGGCAGATGAAGAAGTTTCCAAAGGCTGCAAAAGATCCTAACAGTCGTTTGCGCCAAGCTCGTAAAAGATGGAAGTGTTAAATGGCAATAGGTCGTAGTCAAATGAGTAATCAAATTACCAAACCGCCCCAAAAGAGGGACGATATGCCTAGAGGTTTGAGTTACTTTAGAAAAGGTGGGGCCGCTTCAACAAAATCTAAAGGCAGTAAAATATGTCCTGCTGGAAAAGCGTGGGCTAAACGAACATTTGATACATATCCAAGTGCTTATGCGAATATGGCTGCTTCTAAATACTGCAAAGACCCTAATTACGCTAAAGGCGCAAAGGGTAAGAAAAAGAAGAAAAGCTAATGGGTGAGCTTAAAGATTGGGTAGATCAAGATTGGGTTCGTATCGGCACTGACGGTTCCATAAAAGGCCCTTGTGGTACGTCAAAAGATAAGAAAAACCCAGATCGTTGCTTGCCTCGCAAAAAAGCTCAAAGCCTTTCTAAAGAAGAACGTGCAAAAACTGCTCGTAAAAAGAAACGTGCAGGAGCAAAGGGAAAAACTGTGGTATCTAATACTAAAAACGCTAAAGTTCGTAACATGGAAAATGGTGGTGCTGTAGAAACTAATTCTAAACGTAAGTTTAATGGTAAAAACGTACCCGGCACTGCTGTTGCAAGGGGTTGCGGTAAAATAATGTCCAACCGAAGAAAGCGCACAACAGGCGCTGTAAGCCAATCATAAGGAGTTTATCATGGCTATGAAGAAAAAAGGCTACCGAAGCGGTGGCAAAGTTAAGAAAATGTCCAAAGGTGGATCAGCAGGCGGTAAAACAGTTCGCCGTATGTCCAAAGGTGGAGCCACTGGTGGCAAAAAAGTTATGCGTATGACAAAAGGTGGAGCCGCTGGCGGTAAGAAGTCACTTGCTTCAGCAAGAGCATCTCTTCCTGCTGGCTATAAGATAGTTAAAAAATAAAATATGGCTTATTTGCACAGCAATATACCTTATTTTAAGGCATGGGTTCGTCGTGAATACACTCATAATCATGAGGATTATCACGGCGAATTCCTGCACGCTATGGTCATTGGTGTAACAACAATACCAAACAGATGCTTGAGTTTTCAGGTTATATTTACTGGAAATGAGGCCGAAGGCGAAGATGAAGACACAGTGCATGGTGGTGCAATGTGGGCTAGAATGCCAATAACTGCACTTGTAGGTGACATTCCCTTAGAAGAATGGCCTGAACCTATGAAAACATATGACGCACAGCCTTGGGATTGCGCCTCTCATACTAATTCTGTCTATGTTATGGATAGAACCACTCCTTGCCCGTGGATGGCGAAAATTAACGGTGAAATGCACCCTGCAAAGTATCTATTTACCGTTGATTACACAGATAGCGAGGTAGCTGACGATCCAGCACAGCATAAACAAAACCATGTACTTCAGCTATTAGATGCTGGTGAGTGGACGGGTAATATTGTTGCGTTACCTAACAACCGTGTGCGCGTAACGCACCCTGCGTGGTTCCAGACGGGAGAAGGCGCTCCTGACTTTAAACCATCTCAGCATATACATTATTCTAAATCTGATTTAGACTACACATTAGATGTTAACAAGGTTTT